TGCCTTCCGCTATGCCCGCACGCGGCGGCATGATGCCCGCTGCTCGTCCTGCCAAGCCCTCATTGGCAGCTCGCCGTAAAGCCATGGCTGTTCCTCCAGCTATGAAAAAAGGCGGTGAAATGGAGTCCAAAGCCACCCACAAAGCCGAGATGGCCGAGATGGGTAAAATTGAGAAAGAGTTAAAATCTCACGAGAGCAAACCTGCTAGCAAAGCTCACAAGGGCTTGAAGACTGGCGGCGTTGCTAACGCTCAAGGCGGCTACAAAGAAGGCGGCATCATCAACACCGAGAAGCAAGGTGGAGCTTACCGTGACACCAAGATGCACACATCCAAGCCTGATCACTCTCCAGCTAAAACTGGCGAAGTGAAAGAAGGTAATGGCGGTGGCTATGCTACTGGTGGCGTTGCTAAATCCAATGCTGGTGGCTACAAAAAAGGTGGTGCCACAAAAAAGTTTGCTAGGGGCGGAGCAGTTCAGGACGATGGAGCGGCTGTAGAAATGCCGCAGGGAAATAAGCGTCCAGCACGTCCCGTTAGCATTAACCAACTTTCTGGAACCTATAAAAAAGGTGGTTCAGTAAAAAAGTATGACACGGGCGGTGCGGTTGATCCCATCATCGCTCGTGAAACCAAGCGCATGGAGGCTGAGAAGGCTGCTGAGAAAGCAGATAACGAAGCTACTCGTGACGCAATTCTCGGATTCCCAAAGCGCGTTTATGAAGGCGTAAAGGGATTCTTTACCAGCCCAGATAAAAAGCCTGGCAGCGTAACTAAAACTGAGAAGTCTGTGACGGTTTCCCCCGCTAAAAAGCGTGGCGGTTCTGTAGAGTGCTAAGAGTGGGGGCTTCGGCCCCTGCTTTTTTCAGGAGATAAACATGGGAACATATTCTTCTGCGAAGCAATTGGCGGGGCGGCAAACAATGAAGCGGCGGGTTTCTTTGAAATTGTTCTTATTAAAAATTCGGATTGACAATTATGCCTAGCAAATCAGCATCCCAACACAGGCTCATGGAAGCCGTAGCGCATAACCCAAGCTTTGCAAAGAAGGTTGGTATTCCTCAAAAAGTGGGTAAAGACTTTGCTGCTGCCGATAAAGGCAAGAAGTTTAAAGAGGGCGGCCCAAGCCTAGCAGTTGGCCGCGGAGAAAAACTGTCCGTAGACAAGGGCGCTGGATTGACCGCAAAGGGTAGGGCTAAGTACAATCGTGAGACAGGAAGTCATTTGAAAGCTCCGCAACCACAGGGCGGCGCTCGAAAGGACTCGTTTTGTTCGCGCATGAGCGGGGTTGTAGAGCATTCAAAAGGTGACGCTCCAAGGGCCAAAGCATCCTTGAAGCGTTGGGACTGCCCAGGATGGTGAGGTAACGAATGGCTTATTCAGGCACAGTTGGAGAGACCGTTATCAGCGTCCAAGATCTGATTGATCATGGTGCTCGTCGATGCGGAAAATTGGCTGAAGAGCTTACTTCAGAGCAAATCGTATCTGCTCGCCAATCTTTATATTTCTTGCTGTCGCACCTTGCCAATCAAGGCATCAACTACTGGGCAATCAATAAAAAAGTGTTTGGTCTAAAGGCTGACCAATACATCTACACCATGCCCGTGGGTTGCATAGACGTTCTGAATGTGTTGTATCGCTCCATGAACCGACCTTCTGGGTCATACACAAGCTCTGCTGGTGGAGTAATTGCAAATGTTTACGACTCAAACATTGACACAGTTTGTCAACAAACAAGCGCCAATGGCAACATATCTGTTAATTACGGCACCAATAATCCCATATACGCTGGCTCTATTGGCTTTTTACCCTATGTTGCTGGGGGTGGATCGGCTACTTGGTCGATCACGCTAGAGTATTCGGTTGATGGCGTTACATGGAACACCCTAAACAACCTCGGAAGCATAGTTGTTACTGACAATCAATGGGTGTGGACTGACATTGACCCAGGCCAATCGGTCATGTACTACCGAATTCGCGCTTACAACAACACAACATTGGCTCTGCGCGAGTGGTTTGTGGGCAATAACAGCCGTGAAATCCAAATGTCACGCTTAAATCGTGATGATTACACCAATTTGCCCAATAAAAACTTCACAGCAAACCAGCCGTTTCAGTTTTGGTTTGATAGAACCATCCCACAGCCTACTGTTTACCTATGGCCAACGCCTAATGACCCATTTATTCAGATGACAGTCTGGTATCAGCGTCAAATTATGGACGTTGGAGCGCTTTCTGGTGAGCTAGAGATCCCTCAAAGGTGGTATGAAGCTGTTCAGATGATGTTGGCGCACAGAATGAGCATGGAATTGCCCCAAGTTGATGCTGGGCGCATCCAATATCTTGAAAAAATGGCTGATAAGTATCTGTTTGAGGCGCAACAAGAAGAGCGCGATAAGTCGCCCATCTACTTTGCGCCCAACATATCGGTTTACACACGATAATGCCTACATTTCTTGACACTTCTGGCCTTACATCGGTTGCAATAGCAATTTGCGATAGATGCCGCATGAAAAGAGCATTTGTGTCATTACAATCAGACCCAAACTTCCCTGGTCTGCGTGTCTGTGATGAGGGCTGTAAAGATAACTTTGATCCCTACCGTTTGCCCGCTAGAAAAACGGAAAGAATTAACCTAAGATTTCCACGACCTGATGAAAGCGTGGCTGTACAAGACAATTCTTTGACAACTGGTGGATATGGCGATTTTGTAATATCACCTGAGCAAAATACACAGACGCCCGAAAATAACGGGAACCTTGATAACCTGAATGTGAGTCCGTAATCATGGCAAACGTACAAATTTCTCAACTGCCAGCAGCGGGTGCTATTACAGGCACTGAGCTTGTGCCCGTTGTCCAAAATGGCGTAACCGTACAAACCACTACGGGCGCTATTGCTGCCTCGCCTAGCCAGACTCAAACTTTCTTGACCAAGAATCTAGAGCCAAGCCTTCCCAATAGTCGTTATTTGTCCACCAATACGGGTTTATCCATCACGGATGGCGGTGTACAGTCTTACCTACGCTTGAACCTAAATGGAGCCTCTGGAAGCCTAGAATCAGCTTCTACAGGCATGATTGCCAAGACCTCTGGTGCTACCGTAGCCTCAAGGACGCTTTCTACCTCTGGTTTGGGCTTAAGCGTCACAAATGGTGATGGAGTCTCAGGTAATCCCACTTTCCAGCTTACGGGTGTTGCCGCGGCGGTAGCGGCTGCTTCTGGTACTGGAATGCTGGCAATTGTCGGTGGAACCACTATTGCTGGTCGTCAGATCTTGGGAACTGCTAACCAAATAAACGTGGCAAATGGCGATGGCTCTAATAGCCCTGTAATTTCTATTGTGAGCGATCCCACAATACCTGGCACGGGTGGCATGACCATCCCCAAAGGAACGATTGCACAACAACCTGTTGGCGTTACTGGACAGATTAGATACAACACCACAAACGGAGTGTTTGAGGGTTATACCGCAGGAACTTGGCTTGCTTTTGCTCAGGGCAATGGCGTCACCACATTTGATGGCGGAACTACTGGCCTGACCCCAGCACTTCCTACAAACGGCGTTGTATCGTTGGGTGGTACGTTAGTGGTTGCTAACGGCGGAACTGGCGCTAATACTTTAAGCGGTTACCTAAAAGGTAATGGAACATCTGCATTTACTGGTGTTGCAACCATTCCAAACACAGACATTACTGGTTTGGGCACAATGTCCACACAGAATGCCAATGCTGTAGCCATTACAGGCGGAACCATCAGCGGATTGTCTGCCCCAATTGCTGTGGCTTCTGGTGGTACAGGCGCTGCTACGTTAACTGGATATGTTAAGGGAACAGGAACTTCTGCTCTAACCGCCTCCGCAACTATTCCTAACACCGACATTACAGGATTGGGAACCATGTCCACGCAGAGCGCAAGCTTTGTGGCCATCTCTGGCGGGGCAATTAACGGAACCACCATAGGATCAATTACTCCCGCGGCTGGCGCTTTTACATCTCTTGCGTCCACTTCAGCCACTGTGAACAGTGATGCGGTTACCACCAACACAGCCAGCCAAACGATAACTAACAAGACTATCAGCGGCGCTTCTAATACTATAAGCAATATTGGAAACTCAAGCTTAACAAATAGCGCCATTACAATTAACGGAAATTCGGTAAATTTGGGTGGGTCAACCACCGTAACAGCTACTGCGTCTAACGCTTTGACAATTGGAACTGGCTTGTCTGGAACAAGCTATAACGGATCAACTCCTGTCACCATTGCAATTGATTCAACAGTTGCGACATTGAGCGGTTCCCAAACGCTGACCAACAAGACAATTAGCGGGTCAAACAATACGCTCAGCAATATTGGCAATAGTTCTTTAACCAACAGCGGCGTCACGGTTGGTACAACAGCTATCTCACTTGGAGCTTCATCATTGACCTTGGGCGGATTGACATCCGTCGCCGTAACGCAAGACCCAACGTCTGCATTGCAGTTGGCGACCAAGCAGTATGTTGATTCAGTAGCGCAAGGGTTAGACCCCAAGGCTTCTTGCGTGGCGGCAACAACGGCAAACATTACGCTGTCTGGAACACAGACGATTGACGGTGTGGCGTTGATTGCTGGGGATAGGTGTTTGGTTAAAAACCAGACATTGAGCCAAAACAACGGAATTTATGTGGTTGCGGCGGGCGCATGGACTCGTGCAACG